TAGTGCCAGTGGTATACATGCTCGTCATTCTCCATATTATATCCGTACTGTACGAGGTGATAATAAAGACCCACTTACACAGTTTATGATAGATCAGAAGGTTCCTAATGAGCCATGTGTATTCAAGGGTGATACTACAACCGTGTTCAGCTTCCCTGTAAAAGCACCAGAGAATGCTATAACACGCAACGACATGACTGCTATTGAACAGCTAGAGACTTGGCTTACATACCAAAGACATTGGTGTGAGCATAAGCCCTCAGTTACAATATCAGTAAGGGATGATGAATGGCTTGATGTGGGAGCCTTTGTCTACAAACACTTTGACGAAATGTCAGGTGTGTCATTTTTACCACACTCAGACCATACCTATCAGCAAGCTCCTTATCAAGATTGTGGTAAGCATGACTATAAAATGTTACTGTCATGTATGCCGAAAAAGATTGACTGGACTAAGCTTTCAGAGTATGAACAAGAAGACAACACGAAGTCGAGTCAAACATTTGCTTGCTCTGGTGACGTGTGTGAAGTAGTAGATATAACATAGGAGTTATCATGGAAGTAGTAGCAACAGCAATAATAGTTTTCTTTGCCACATTTAGTGTGACAGAGAAGTATCTAGAACCTTGGGTCAACGATAAAGTTGAACAGTATTACGAAGCAAAGGAATAGCACATGGCTTGGGTATTAGTAGCACTCTTTATATTTGATGGAGAGCCAATGATTATGTCCGACAACATCTTATATGAAAGTAGAGATAAATGTAATGTGGCTGCAGATATACGTAGCAAATACTTAGAGGCTACTAGACCTGAGTCTATGTGGGAAGCAGACTATTGGGTATGGTGTACACAAATACCACAGGAGGTATAGAATGACTTTATTAAAAGATGTAAAAGTAAATCCTAGAACAGGTAAAATTAAATATTATGTAGAAGGAAACAGTCCTGAAATACAAAAAGAAAGGAATAAAAAAAGTAATCCTAAAAACAATAAAAGACGTATGTTTGTAGACGGAAATCATATATCAATTAAACATCCTTTACACAAGCCAGGAAGTTATAAATCTTTTGACGATGCTATGTTTGCCTCAATAACAAAAGACAAACAAATAACTGACGGTAACTTATACCTAATAACAAACCCTTACTTCGCTAGTTTAGGTTGGTACAAGTTAGGAAAAGCTGTAGAAGTTGACGATAGATGTAAGAGTTACCAGACAGGCACACCCTTCAGAGACTATTATGTAATTGCTCATGTATTTGTTAATGAGTATTCAAAAGCAGAAGCAGAAGCAAAAGATATGGCGCATAAAGTATCTAAAACACACGATAAAGATGCCAATGGCGAATGGTTTGATGCAGAACTAAAGGATCTATTATCTATTATAAATACAATAGGTGATAAATATAATAAAACAAATGCAAAAAATAGAACGTGAAGCTAAGAAGTGGATGGAGGCTAAACGTAAAGGTAAGATGATATGTCCTAAGTGTGACACCGAAATGATACAAGGTGGTGATCACGATGCAGAGGATGATTTTATATGTAGCAACTTTAGTTGTAATACTTGTGATACATTCTTACTATTATACTGGAAATGAAAAGGGCCGCTAAATGCGGCCCCTTCTCTTTATACACAGTCACAATCAGTGTGACATTTACGATTCATCAAGGCACACCATAGCCTCTTGAAGTATCTTCTCATTTATATTCTCCCCACCTCATCCTGTATGTCTTCTAGATAGTCTGCATACATCATAAACATTTCAAGTTCTTTGTAACTCAAGTCTTCTAGTGATCCAGTTACACCCATCTGTTCTTTCATTAACTTTAAGGCTTCTCTTGTAGTCTCCTTGTTATACTTCTGTGCAGCTTTAGCTGCTCTACGTAACACAGCATTCTCACTACCAGTGTATCCTTTCTCCATTCTTTGCCTGACTAAAGACTTAACATCAGATAGTCTAGCTTTTAACATACCACGTTTCTGTGTTAGTGTAGCATTTTTAAAGTTAGGATCATCTAGTAGTTGCTGTGTATACACTTCAAGCATAGGAGCAACTAGGCCATTGAATGCTTTATCATAAGCAGGTATCTTAGTTCTTTCGTTTGCCCTCCAAGGAAACATCTCTGCCATAGAGTATACTTTTTCTGTAGCTGTGCGTCCTGGCTTGATTGTTATACCAAAGATACGAGCAAAAGGGTTAGCATCATATACTTTACCTGATCTAGTTGCTACTTCTAAGTCTTCTCCTGTTATGCTGTCTGTCTTGTCAATGAAAGCTTCTATAATATTATCTACATATTTTGTAGCAGACTGTGTAAACACATTCATACCTTCTGCCTGACGTACATCTTTAGCATCGTCTGTACCCATAGCAAAACCAATAGTCTTGTTAATAGCATCTAGTGGTCTGGTAAAACCTGAGATAAAGTTACCACCCACTTTGTAGAAACCATCTACGCTTGCTGCTCTTGCACCCTCATCTACGTTTGTCAATACATCTAGTAAATTGTTTATGTCGTTAGCAAACTGTGCATCACGTGCAAGCTGACCTACAATTAACTGTGTGCCTAGCTCTTGCTGTAGTTCTGGCGGTACTTGCTCACCGTTTCTTATGTTGTTTAATACACGTCCTGCTGCTAACCACAGAGAGAAAGGAAATGTATTCTTAGCGTCAACGATAGTGCCACCACCCACATCTACCTCGTATACACCTAGACCCTGTTCTTTTCGCTCATTGTCGTAGTCCATAGATAGACGTAAAGCTGTGCTACCCACAAGCATACGAGCAAAAGCATCCCTGTCAGTTACATCAGGCTCACCCTTTACAAGGTTCTTTGTGAACTTAGCAAACTGCTGTGGTGCAGCTAGTGGTGACCACTGATATGCTGTAGCTACAACGTTGTTGAAGAATCTACCAAACGGTAGTAGTGTACCTAGTCCAGGAGTATTGGAGAATGTCTCAGCAAACTTAGCTGCTGTACGTAGCAACTCAGGCTGCTCTGTTGTTGTGTAGTCTTTTGCAAACACAGACTTGAGTGTGCTATCTAATGCACCCTGTATTATTTCTTCATCAATAAAGTCATCACTTTCTAGCAATGCTTCTTTAAGTGTAACACCTTTGTTGACTCTTAGAAACTTGTCCATCTCAGTCATAAACATTTGAGACTTTGTGAAGCTATCCTGTATACGTACACCTGTTACCTGACTAGCTGCTGTAGCGAATGCTTCTACGTTTCTAAATACTTTACTATCTGGATTGATGTTATATCTATCTGCTGTAGCCTCTACACCACCAGCCATAGTTTCAAATAGTGATCTACGTGCGCCCTCATTCTTATCCAGAAAGCGTAGGTACGCATCGTGTGTAGTGTATGGGTCTAACAAGTTACGCATCTTTTGACCCTGCAACATAGTCAAAGCTCTGGCCTGACGCATAGTTTCCCTGGCTGCGTTGGGGTTTACTGTAGATTGACCTAGTGCTTTGAAAGCCAACATACTAGAGTTAAACAAGTCAGCCATAGTCTGACCTACGTAGTACTGAGAGAAGCCAGCCACGTTGATCATGGTTGTAGCAGGAGATGAAACAAGTAAACGTTTCCACACAGATTGTCCATACTTTAGAGGCTCAGACTTCTTCATCTTGTTTTGCTCTCTGACAGCATCTGCTATATCATCTTCGAATGTTCTTTTATTTTTATCTCCCACAGATACAATACCTGCGTCAATAAGTTTACGTGCCTGTGACATGACAGCAAGTGTTCTACCTGCTTCACTTATGTCTTTTGCTAGTAAGTCTCTAAGCTCAGTACCTGCGTCTTCAGTAATCTCTCCAAGCTGCAGGTCTGTATACTTTTTCATACCCTTGTTTATCTCAACAAGATCTTCTTCGGGTAAAAATCTTACAACATTTGTTACTACATCAGATACTTTTTGTTGACCTGTTATCTTCATGCCTTTGTTATGTAGTAACTTAGCTAGTCCACTCTTACCATCCTCACCTATTACGATAGTACGAACTAAGTCAGATGGCATGACTGCTGTATTTATTTCAAAGCCACTCTCAACCTTTTCATTCCAAGACTTTACAGTATCCTTAACAAGCTTTGCAGCTTCTTTGCTTTCTTCAGCAGTAAGCTTTGCTGTGTTGTTGTCTATGACAGCGTTGGCTATACCTTCCAGAGTAGTTCCTGTTTCATCAAACCCTGAAGACCCACGGAACATACCAAAACCTAGCTGTGCTGCTCCTGCCACACCGCCAAGCAAAGATGCAAATGCTGTTTGTGTTTTACTATAGTTTTCCTGCGCTCCTACTTCTATGTAAGCAGTCTGAGCCATCACATCTTGTAATACAGCAGCACCAGCGTCTAGTGCAATAGTTTGTTTCAAGGACTTGGTTGCAGCAGTTTGAAATAACTCTGACTGTTTCTTACGCATAGCTTCTTGTGCTATAAATCTACGACTATCTTTTTGTACTGTATTTACTACTTGGTCTGCTACTTTTTTAGATTGCTTCTTTGAAGTACCTGCCTTTATAGCTCTAGTTGCAGCTTCTTTACCTGCTTTTTGTGCAGCAGCAATAGCAGCAGATCTTGTAGCACCATCTTGTAGAGCCTTTCTACCTGCCTCACGAACAGAAGCTCTAACCATTTGTTTACCTGTAAGTGATATTCCTGCTACACCTACACGTGCAGCACCACCAGTAGCCAAGCCTAAGTAGTTTGTAGGGTCTTTAGCAGCAGCAAAGATGTAATCCTTTACACCATCTACAGCACCCATTACACCATCGTTTTGAAATACATTACCTAGTTGTTCGTATATCTCATAAGCTTTTCTAGCTTTAGCTTTACGTCTATCATCTGCTTTATTTATAAACCTAAGTTCACCAGCAGTTGATACAGTGTTAGCATTGAAGTAACGCATGTGTTGTACAAAGTCTTCTACCACATCTTCTTCTGTTGCTGTTTGGTAATCAACACCTTTGCGCTCTATCATGTAATCACGAATAGGATTTACATACTCATACTTTTTTAAATCATCTTTCTTTAACGTAACACTTTTGTCTATAAAAAAATCATCCTGCGTGTCAAGTGTAGACGGAGTATAAGATGCACCTCCCCCAAACTTTTTAAGATTTTCGTAATAACCTGCCATATTTTATCCTTTAAATGTTCCATCAGGATTATAGAACTTACCAAATAATTCATCCCATTGTGAAGGTCTTAAATATTTAGGTACTAACATTTCGCCACTTAGTATCTCTTCTATGTCTGTTCCACCCATGCCTTGACCAAAGAATAAGTTAGACATTTCTCTAGTGGGTCTAGGAGGTACACCATCTACTATTTCACCTTCGTCATTACGGTATGATACATTTGAGAACTTTGCTTCTTCTGCAGATACCTTTGTTTCTTCATCTTTTGTATCGTCCTTTTTTTCTTCGGTAACTTCTTCTTCTGTTGTTTCAGATGTAGTCTCCTCTTCGTCATCTTCTTCAGTATCATCAAGGTTATATATTTCCATGTAATCAGCTAGGAAGTCTGAACCCATAGTTTTTTCTATTAAGTCTATAGTTGTACTGTGATTAAAGAAACCACCTTTACCGTACATACCTGCAGTAGTTTCAATTAACGGTAGCACAGCTTGTTGAACTAAAAACTGTTGAGCATTTCTTTGTACTTCCCCTATTTCAGTTGGAGACAGAGTTGTTCCAGAACGCCTAGCTGCATCAATAGCTTCACTTACTTTATTTTGTATGTAATCTTCAGCCGTTCTTCCTGTAGAAGCTTTAGCTGATGCTGTTGTAAATTCTTTTACAAACTCTCCTGCTGCCTCTGGTCCATAGAACTCCACCTCCATTAAAGTAAAGCCCATGTTAGGAAACAAGGAGGTATACTCAGCTTGTCTAGCTGCTTCGTTTATATCTGCTATAGACATACCCTCCACATAATCTGTATCCTGTAGTCTTTGTTTAGCCATGTTCATGTCTTCAAAGCCTAGTAGTTTTCTAACTATGCTGTTGCTAGTTTCTACTTCTGGTCTGTCATCTACAGGCTTGGCTCCGTATGTAACATTAGCAAAATCTCTGAGTGACATATCTACATAGCTCTGATTGATAGATGGTAAGCTAGGCATATTTATTATAGCTTCTATATCATCTTCACCTAAAGTCTTAACACCCTTTTGATTTGCTGCATTTTGTAGCTTATCATATAGCTCTGCTACACCCTTCATACCTGATGCCATAGCAGCTTTTACATGCTCTTTTCTTGCACCTAGCTGTACTGCTTTTTGACCTATTAATGCAGCTTCTTGCGCTCTTAGGTTTCTGGTATTTATTATACCAGCATTACGTTCAGCTAATCGCTTTTGCTCTTCCTCATACGCCTCTGCTTTTTCTGTACGTGTGTCAATACCTTCAGCTATCTCATTCAAAAAGCTTGCACTAAATTGTTCTAAGAATGACATTATTCTAACCTCTCGCCATTAGCCCTTGCGGTTTACTTTCTTCTGGTGTCGTTTCTTCCTCAACAACCTCACTTAATAATTGTTTTCCTGGATCTGTATCGTCAGGATTTTCTTCTAAGTATTTTAGAGCTAAAATTTTAAAACGTTCTAGTTCTTTTTCTTCTGCTTCTTTCTGATAATCAATACCATCATCATCCACTTCAATGCCCATCATAGTTACGGCCTGTCTTAGAAACTGATGTATGATGGGTGACACTAACATACCTGCATCTACTGTGTGCATACCTCTTATATTACCAGAGCTTACAATGCTTTGTACAATAGGCTTTAACGGTATGCCTGACTGACACAACACAGCAATGTCATCAACTATCTCTTCATTAGCCAAGCGTTCAATGTAAAACTTAGTAACGTCTTCTATGTCTGACATTTGTGCAGGGTTCTCCCAAGGATTGTTTCTTGGTTCCCCTGTTAAAGATTGGCCTGGGATGGGTCTATCGAAAGGTGTTATATCTTGTTCCATGTTTTTTCCTATTTAGTAAAACCAGCGCCAAAGTATAAACCTACAATAGCTGATACGATGTGTGTGTCTAATGGTGTTATTACAAATCCTTGTGCGTACTGCCACTTAACTAGCTCTGGCCCTGACCCAAAGATAAAATCTAAAAAGCCTACCTGTACTTCCGTATAACCTACGTACACACCTACTTCTGGATAGAACACAGCAACCAACTTCGGCAACACTATTATAGCAAAGACTGCAGATAATGCAATAAGTCTTCTTGTCCATGCGAAATGTTTATCGTTCTTTCCAGCGTTACGTGCTTCTGCTGCAAACCCTGCGTTAGCGTTGGCACGTTCCATGAGCATCTTATTCTGCTCTTGTTTCATCTTCATGCTCTGCCCCCATATGGACATTACCCCACCTAGTACGGTAGAGCCAAGCATTGTTATTAGTTCTAGTGGTAATCCAAACATTATGGTCTTCCTAAAGGTCTAGTTTTTGGTCTTAGAGATTTATCTACATTAGGGTCCATTTCTATTCCTTCATAAATAGTAACACCTACTTCTTTAGCAATCTCATCTATTATCTTGTCTAATTTTTTATCAGATAATTTTTCAAACCCTTCCCACTCATTACGCATTTCCTTACGTGCGTTGTTACGTGACGCTAATGTGCCATCTCCTCCTGTAGCTCTATTTTTAATTCTATTAACAGCTAAATGTGCTGCTATTTTATCTTGTGTAGCACCGTCAAATTTAGTATTGTCTGTAATGCCTAAACTTTTTAACACATCACGTCCATCTAAGTCTCTTAAAGTATTTCCTACTATTTGATACTTACCTACGGCTGTGGTGTTAAAACCTTTTTCTTTATTATACTTGTGGAACTCTCCATCAAACTTTACAAAGTCTAGTACTTCCTTTATAGTTTTATTAGATACTTTAGTTCCTTTAAAAGGAGATTTTCTTTTTTCCGCATTGCCAAATATTGTGTCGTAGTTGTCGGCTTCTTTTGCTTTTAACGCTTTAGTCAATTCAGAACCTTCATCCATAAAAGAATAACTACCCATCATAAGGGAATCAGGAGTTACGTTTTGTGTAAAACTTTTATAATACTCTGAGTCTGGGTCATATGCATCAGACATAATCTGACCAGATGAAACATACTTATCGTCATCTACATCTTTGTATGTTTTATATTGTTTAGCTGGAACCTTTAACTTTTCACCTGTCATAATTATGTCTACATCACTCTCTGGTATATTGTTTAGATCAGCTAGTGCTTTAACTGTAGTACCTTCTCTTTCCGCTATCTCAGATAATGTGTCACCTTCTTGAACAACATAATCTTCTGTAGGAGGTTCAGCACTTGCCATAGCCAATGCTCTAGGTATACCCATAAGACCTTTTGATGTTTCAGGTTTTGTCATAGTGGGAGGTGACATCAATCCTGATGGAGATACCACACCTACATCACTATCTGTAGTTGTAGTTGGTAGCGTTGGTGGCTCCATAGCAGATGGTGCAAATGTTCTTGTTGTGTCTCTTGGTGCTGCGTCTAATTGTTCTATACTCACAGGAGTAGGTGTTGGTACTGTAAAGAGAGGCCCACCATATACCTGCATTGGAAACACAGATCTGTCTTTGGGGGGTGAGAAGTCAGGTATAAGACTTGTCATAACTTTAATAAAAGCTCTGTCTATCTTTGTACCTACAGACATATCTTTATCTTTACTAGGTTGTGTCTTTCTAGAGCCTAGACCTGTAGTTATAGTTTGTGGTACTTCATCATACGTGCTACCACTATCCCTCTGTGTCTCTCTTCTAAACTTATCTTGAATTTGTTTTGCAGAAGACGTAGTGGTTCTACCACCAAGACCGCCTATACCTACAGACCCCATTGTTTTAGCAGCTTGTTGATTAGCATTCTTAGACTTACTAGCTTGAGCTTGTCTAGTTTTTGCCTTACCATACTGTTCGTATGATTGGAATACACTTCTGGGATTATATGTCATTATAGTGCTTTCTTTAGAAGAAGATAAGATCAATAGCTTTGTTGGCGATCTTTCCAAGTAAATTACCAGCAGCATCTGCAACAATGTTACCACTCTTCTCGCCTCCACTAGCAGAGATAGTTGCTACTGCTATAGCTTTATCTCTTTCTCTAGCATTTTCACCTGACTGCCAAGCCCAAGCTAGTAAGTCACGCTCTCTTTGTATGGTATTGTTATATGCTGTCATAGTCAAGTTATTTGCTGCCATAGCTGCATCACGATTTGCTTGGTTAGCTGCAGCATTCTTTGCTGTGGTAGTGTTCTGCGCCCACTGAGCGTTAGCCTGTGCTACTACAAGGTGATTCTGTGCATTAAACCTATCACGTGCATTTTCTTGTGCTGCATTAAACTGTGCTAAAACATTTGCTTCGCCTGAGTTAAAGCGTTGCATAGCGTTACCCTGCTCTGCGTTAAACCTTTGTACCTGTGACCCAAGGGATGCAAAGAACTGGTCTGTTTGATTTTGTGATGCTGCATTAAACTGTCTAGCTGCGTTGGTAGCAGCAGTGTCGCTTAGTATAGAGTTAGCAGTCTCTTGTGCTTTAAACATAGTCATCTGCTGTGCATTGTCTAAGTTTGCCATGTCCATCTGCAAGAAAGCTTGTGCATTCTGTACTGCTGCTTGCTGTCTGTTGTCTAAGTTACGTAGATCTATCTGTGTTAGGGTAGCAGCATCAGCCATAACTTTAGCTTGTCTGTTTGACAAGTTAGCTAGGTCTACAGTCTGTGCCATACGTGCATTCTCTAGTGCAATCTGCTGTTCAGCACTAAAGTTTATGTTAGCTATCTCAGATATACGTGCAGCATTCTTCACTTTGGTTTGAAAGTTTTGATCAAACTCCATGCCCATAAATTTAGCACGTTGCTCTGCTTTCATTACAGCCATTTCTTGTTTGTTGGATGCATCCATCTGTGCGATAGGTAAGGCTGCTTCCATAGCTGCCTGTGTTATAGCCATACCTGCCATAGAAGAAGATGACAATCCACGTGCAGCCATAGCTGCGTTAGCTGCTCTCATAGCCCCTGCTGCCCATACAGGTGTGTTACCACCTTGAAAGTCTTGCATCAAATCAGCCATCTCATCTTGTACAAGAGCAGCTTCAGCTTTCGCTAGGGTAGTATCTACCTGTCCTTGATTTACAGCAGAACCATCTATTAGTTGATCCTGTGAAACTTGTAATGGAGTTGGAGCCTGTACTGTTTGTGCTTGTCCTAGTTGTGCTGCTTCTAAGTCTAAGGATGCAGCATCTTGTGGGTTCATTTGTGCAGCATCCATCAAAGACTGTGCGCTAATTTGCCCCTGATCTCCCGACATACCAGACAAAGCGTTCTGCATAGTGCCTTGTGATTGTGCTGCTGTCATCTGAGAAGCAGGTGTAGTAGTTGGTGCTGCTGCTTGTTGGGCTGCCCCTGCTGTAGTTATTTGTGCTTGATTTGCTGCACCTGCTTGTCCTGTATTTGTTGCTATTTGTGTTGCTGGACCACCATCACCAGTTACAACATTAGCTACAGTCACAGGTTTAGTAGGGTCTTGTGCTATCTGTGTAGTTAAGTTTGCACCACTAGGCATACCACCACCTCCTCTGGTTGGAGCAGTGGTGTTTACGTTACCAGAAGTACCTCCACTAGTCTGTGTAGTAATACCACCAAGATCACTTGGTCTTGGCAAAACTCCTGTAACTGGGTTTGGTGTACGACCTCCACCCGAAGGGGATGCATCTCTTCCAAAAATATCCTTGCCTATAGTTTTCATTGCAGCCTGTGATCTATCAGCCCTATCTGCTAACCTATTATTATAGTCTTGATCTGGTGGTATCTTACCAAGATCCATCATAGTGTCTTTCTTGGCTTGATCAAAACCTGCTTGAAAGTTAAAACCTGTATTAGCATTTACAACAGGTTTACCCTCTACCATCTGCCTAGCTATCATAGTATACTTACCCATCTTAGCTGCTGCTGCAGGACTAGCTGCTAGGAAAGCATTGATAGACTTTTGATCCATTGCCCCTTTGTAGCCTAGTGCTGGGAGTATCTTATTTTGCATTGTCTCAGGCTTGAACCCTGTAAATTTTTTAGCCATATCTTATTTCCCTATTTGCATCCACAATGATGCGGCAATGAATGTTATTACTGCTACAGTTGACATCTTGACCATAGTTGACCACACACCTTTACGTGTGTCACGCCATGCTTCTAGTAAGTTACGCATTTCTGTTATATCTTTACGAGCATCATCATCATGCAGTCCTACTTCACGTAGTGCCATCTTAGCACCACGCTTTGCTGCACGATCTAGCATAGCTTCTAATTCTTCTGGTGTAATATTAGACATAACCAGACATATCCTCGTTCGTTACGTTATAAGTAATTAAAGCTTGACCTTCTTCTACTTGACTATCAAAGTATTTAGTTAAGTTTAGCCATGTTGCATAACCTGTTCTCATTGCTCTTACTTTCCCAGCAACTGCAGCTTCTGAAACTTCTGTAAAATTATCACCCTCATAAACAGAGAAAACATTATACACCTTATCAGAATTATCTAATGCGTTTATTTTTGCATCAGTTAAAGGGTCACCTGAGTCATAGCCAATCACATCCCCAGTAGATATTTTTATTGTTCTGGGGTTTATCATAGGCTTCACAACACACCAATCAGTAGGGTTATTATCTAATCTTGTTTTCATAGCTGTGACTGCAGCTTCAACTTCATCTATAGTATCATATGCAGTTTCAGCGTATATGTATCTACTCATTATGTTCCACCATAAATTGTGCCGCTATTGCTAAGTGTTCTTGACGTGCCTGTTATAGCTGCTCCTGCGTTGCCGCCTTGACATTGTACACTTGTAAAAGCACCTCTGTAACCTGTGCCGCCAGCAGAACCCCAGCCACCACCACCGCCAGAAGAACCTCCATAACCACCAGCGGAGTTGCCATTACCACCAGCTTCTCCTCCTGCGCCACCGTAAGAAGTAGTAGCACTAGAGCCATAATTAGGAGAATTTGCCCTAGAGCCTGGAAGTATTCTACCACCACCCTGTCCAGTCATAGATGTTTGATCCTCACCTGAAGCAGGACCACCTGGACCACCAGCATAACCATGAGTATAGTTTTTTGTCCAAGTATAATAACCACCAGATGAGTGTAGGGATGTACTAACCCCCCATCCTCTTTGGTTTAGTTCACCACCATAACCAAGTCCAGGACCATTGCCGTTGTTGGTTCCATATATACCAAAAGTAGAATATTGAGGTCCATTTGTAGTATAATTAGGCCATCCAGAACCTTTACCATCATTAAAAGAACCTGGTCCAACTCTGTAACCACCTTCTGCACCACCAGCGCCACCACCACCTCCTGCAGCGGTATTCATTGGTTCAACACCACCAGCGCCACCACCGCCACCGCCACCAGCAATATAAGCACCAGAGCTATTTATAATAGTTACTCCTGAAGATGTAACGTTAATAGCAGGACCACCATCTGAGCCAGTACCTAAATTAACTGTGCTGTAACCAGAGTTGTAAGCACTAGTGGTTGGATGCGGTAAGTTTTTTACTCTAAGACCAGAACCACCCTGACCACCTTTACCTATAATTTTACCATCATTTATAATTGTACAAGGTATATCCACAGTCAGTGCTGCTACTGTTCTACTGTCTGACCAAACCCACATACTAGAAGGAATACGTAATGTACCTCCTGAAGAAATAAAACTTGATGCTGATATTTGTTGTCTCTGAGCCTGACCGTTTACAGTACCACCAGATGTCATCTGTATTTCGTTTGATTTACCATAATACTCGTTAAAAGATTGTTGAGTATTAGCACCTCTATCAATTAACGAACGTATGTCTGAATCGTTAAGAGAGCAGGTAGTATTGTTACTACCTCCTACTTCTACATGCATATTGTTTAGACTTATAGCACCGCTAGTCTGAAGAGCCATTCTTTAGTTCCTCGATTTCAGCTTTTAATTCTTTGATGGACTCAATAAGTACACCCACTATGTTACCATACGCCACAGATAGATACTCACCATTCTGTACAACCTCTGGCATAACTTGTTGCATCTCTTGAGCTATAACACCTGTGCCACGCTCACCGTCTTTGTCATACATAACACCACGCATTTGTGTTACTTTGTCCAGCGCACCTTCAATAGTTTGTACGTTTTCTTTTAATCGCTCATCTGAAAACGCTGTGATGTTACCTGTTGCTGTAAAAGCACCAGACAGATTGTTACCATTGTTAGATAGGTTACCTAGCCCAACTTCTGCAGGACTATCAATAGTACAAGTGATGACACCAGTGCTGTTGTTGTAAGATATGCCAGTACCTGCAGATATTGAGGTTCTTGCCACAGTTTGTGTACCACTACCGCCATCAGTAAGAGTTCCAGATACGTTAAGATTACCTGTTATTACAACATTTTCATCTACTGTAAGACTATCCGTTCTTATTGTTCCATCAAAAAAAGCATCCTTGTATTGTAAAGACGCTGTACCTAAATCTATTGTATTAGTTGTTTTAGGTCTAAGCACTGATGCTGTACATACCACATCCTGCGATGGGCCTATCTTTTCAATAGGTGCGCCCTCTGATGCTGTACCATCATGGGTGTGACCAGTACTAGCATTAAATGCTGACTGTACCTGATTGTACTCATCATTAAAATCATCAGCGTCAATAACACTTCCTGTGGTAATATTAGCTGCTGCCTGTCTTGTATAACCTGCCATTGTTACTGCCTATCATGTTGTCTGTACTCAAGCACTGCTGTGTCAAGAGTAAAGGTTGGATTTGTTGAGTTATCTGTAATACGCATTGCTATTGTTTTAAATGATCCTATTAAGTTTTCTTTATATATTTGATCTAGAACACCACCATAAGTAACACCTGCACCTCCATATACTGAAGTAGATGCACCAAATAAACTTATACCTCCCCCTGCAGATGCTGAAGAAACTGTTATAGTTGGAGGCTGTATAACACTTGGATCATTACCTGCATCAAAGTCTATCTTAAAGTTTATATCTACATTCATTGTACCTGTAGGTTGTGCGTACAAAGTTAGTTTATACATAGTTTTACGTATCTGTGGATCTGTAATTGGCATAAATGGAGATTCGTATATTGACTCTATAGAACTACCATCAAAAGAATTACCTGAGTCCATTCTATAACAGAAGCCATCATCATTACCAAACATAATAGTTTCTTGTGCGCCTGAGTAAGTACTATCTGCTACGTTTACTTTTAATCCTTTAGTTCTAGACCAAGCTATACCACTACCACCTTGAGCTACAAATTTAGTTGCTATCAGACCTGAAGCACTACCTGCCTGTACCGTAGGTATATATGCAAATAGTCTGTACTGTGATTTACCTCTAACTAATACAGAACAGAACACATCTGTCTGTGCTA